ACTGAAATTAACTACATTTTGGGTCTAATTGATTCAAAGAAGTATGTGGATGCTAAGAAGTTTATACACGAACATCCGGTGGTCATAAAAAAACTTCAGACCATCTTGGGTGAAGACTATGTATTTACTGACTATATTTTCTCTATTGAGAAGTCTAGTGTGTCTACATGTCATCGTGATGAGAATGGAACTGTGTTGAACCCCAATATGAAACATCCCTCATACACTATCATCTTCTTTTTGGAGGAGATGAAGTCATGTCTGGATGTGATTCCCAAGTCTCATAAGGAGAGAAATAAGATTTACATCACTAAATCAATCAAGAGTGTTGGATGTGAACCTGGGCAAGCTGTCCTATTTGACGCAAACCTCATACACTCCGGTGCCATCAACGCGAAGAACGACAACAAGAGGATCCAGATGAAGGTGACTCACAGAGAGGATTTAGAAAACATTGGAGAGTTTGACAAACAATACTATCGTGTTGGTGATGCGTCTAAGGATACCTCTGATAAGAACACTCTCTTTTACAGACGCATGTCTTGCTTTTTACCCGGTATTTCTGATATCACCGCGAATGGTAACAACATGCCTGAGTTTATGAAGAAACTCTACAAGAAACTTGTGTATGGTGGTGAAAACAAATATGAACTCAAAGTTGTTGAACCTGAGGAGTAGTACACGATTTATCAGCAGCTAATGCGTAGAATGTTGTATATAGGACGAGAGTGGTCACAAGAATCCGCTGTCTCTGTGGGAATACAGCTAATGATAACACCAATAGACACAATATGTATATGTATATAAATTGTGTGTATTCAACCACGGCTCTGGTGTAACGATTAAAACCCGGGGAACCGGGGTATGACGCAAATATGGTTTCTATGTTTTTATCATTTTGAAATGGACTAATATTTTTGAAAATTGTTTCATCTTTATCAACTTTAATATAGTCATTATTTTGACATACAGTATTAAGGTTTCTTTGGTCATCTTCACATTTTAACTCAAGGGCTTCATCTATAAAATGCTTAAGATATTTTGCATATCCCATATAAAGTCCAGAATTGGCAATTGAATCATCACACTCTCCAAATATAAGTGATTGAAAAAACCACGGCGGGTTTTTAGACACTAAAACTTTACAATCATATTCCTTGAAGAGTTTTACCACATTTTGGGGATTCTTAATAATCTTGGTATCAAAACCATCTAAAAAAATAACAATATCTTCATCATTTTTAGTTTCAAGATATTTTGACATTCCCCTGTATTTATCACTAAATCCATTCCATTTTGTACCCCACCCCAGAACTTTTATAGGAACTCCAAACTCGTTATTCACAAGATCTTCAAACATACCCTGAGATTTATTAGCATATGTGACAATCTCAGCTGTCATTTAATAATAATTTATAAAATAATATAAGCTAAAAGTATGAAGATAGCGTTTGTGTTTATCGTAAAGGACGGTGAAAAGTATCTTGAGAAGAACTTGAACACTATCAAAAAATACAATCAGGATATTTACGCAGTTGAAAATAATAGCACAGACAACACGAAAATTATTCTGAGAGATTCGGGTATCAAAAATGTCATCACCCTAGATTTAGATAAGAAACACTCTACCGAATTATGCACAAAGGAAGTGAACTGCAGCGAACGCGTTCGTCGTCTCGCGTACATTCGTCAAAAAGGGATTGACGCTGTTATAAATTCAGGTGTTACGTATGATTATGTATGTATGTTAGACATGGACTTTTTAGACTATGATGAAAAGGGTCTTATTGATATGTTTCAGTATATGGAAACTCACAAAGACGTAGATGGAATGTTCGGAATGTCTGTGGATGATGGAATTGGGTTACCTTATGACATGGGTGCCGTAAAACCCGTCCATAAACTAATACCAATTATATCTAAATTGAAACGTTACATACGTGTTGATTCAGCCTTCAGTGGATTTGGCATTTATAGATATTCTTCAATATGGGACACAGGTGCCAAATATGAATACAAACATATAAATGATATTGAACACGTACACTTCAATAACAATTTCAATAAATTGATTGTTGATACACACTACAATCCCAAATACATTTCTTTGTTTGAAGATAAAATAAAATGGATATTGGTAAGCACAGTATTGATTTCAATACTGTTTTACTTAATTAAAATGAAGATGTAGTGTAAGTTGGAATGTTCAGGGATATTTATAAAGATCCCAAGTTTATAGGGGCTCAAACATCACCACCCAACAATGTCACAATAGTAACTACGGATGGTGTTGAGTACTTGGAAACCTCAAATGTCGTATTTAGATCAGAAGCCATAATTGATAAACAGATGAAGTTACTTAAAGGTACACCCCGTGGTAAAGATAAGATACGAGAACTCTTCCTAGAACCCACGGTAAAACAGCGAGGACGATTTACGGTGACGGTTTACGAGTTTTGATCCAATAGCTCAGTTGGTTAGAGCGTGGTGCTTATACAAAGTATACACTAGTGAGGTCAAACTCGCATAAGGCACGCCAAGGTCACGGGTTCAAGCCCCGTTTGGATCATTTTTATAAACATTTCTTGTGTGTTTATAAAAATGATTTTATATAGTAGATGAAATACATAGTTATAATACTATTGATACTCGTATTTGTGATTCCATTTCTTCTTTATAAGAGAAAGGTTGATGATATAGAGTTAAACTGTGATGTTAACACCCATGGTGGTCAGGTCACTAAAGGGGAAGGGTTCGTCATTGTTGAGAATATATTATCAGATGAATGTCGTCAAAACCTCGTTGATACGTTTTTGGCTAGAGCTAAGAAGAATAAGAATTTGAATGAAGATGTAAAGTTAAACTTTTATTCGAATGAAAAGTTTTTGAAACAATTGTCACAAGTTGTTGGTGAACAGTTGTATCCCGTTAATTCCCTAGATTTGCAGAGATGTTGGATTAGGTATTACTTTGAGGGTATGAATGCACAATACTACGAAAACTATCACCATGACATCAAGAGGTATGGACCGGGTGTGAAACAGTATCGTTTAGTTATTCCTATTCATGATACGAGTGATACCACATTTTCCATAGAGGGTCACGGAGAGTTTCCATTCAAAGAGAATATGGGTGTATTCTTAGAGGCTGACAATTGTTTGCACAAAGTTGAGTTTAAGAGGGGTGAACGGTTACTCCTTATCATGGACTTTATCAATAAATCATGTGATGATCGCCTTAGTCATTACACTTGTAGGAATTTTGGTGGATACTTCAACTGGGTGAGAGACGTTTTGTGGAGAAACTTATCTTCGGTGTATTATAAGGTTGCTAATTCATAATGACCCTCCGATATAACATCAAAATTAGGGACACTACGAAACCCCAGGATTTGGATTCTATGTTTACCCATGCCTGGTCCTACAAAAAACCAGTTCAATTTGTCATAGATGTCACAGAATGTAGAAAGGTTTCACTTGGAAAAGTCCTCTCTATGAAAAAAGTTTTGGATCACCATCGTCCGAATTCAAGAAAATATGTTGACTACAGTACTATCTTCGTGAAATCGCGGTTGGCTAAGACTATTCTCAACTTGGGGCTCTCTATCATCCGAACTGAGAGACCCGTGTACATTAGTACCCGTACTTGACATCACGTGGAGTTGCGGTTGGGTGATTTTTTGACAAGAAATCTGGGCGACCGTGTTGATAATGTCCGATCGTACTGTTGTGGGTTCTATCAATTTTCATATACCATCGCATATCCTTGTAGTAGATACGCGCACCCTTTGCGACGAGGTCTTCGTGTTTCATGTCAATATGGTTGTCCATGGGTAAGAAATACTTTACATAATTCTTCATGTTTTCTACATTGATGAGGTAACACTTGGTACTAGAAATCCACTTGACCTTTTCTAATTTACCATCCCGTTTATCGGGTAGACGTGAAAGACAATGAAAGAAACACATTTCAAATTCATCACCTCGTTCGTCTATAATATTTTGAATTTCATTATAGAGATGGTTAGACTTTATAATTACATTGTCTTCAAAAATAACAGCATACTTTAATCCCTGCTCGAAGCACTTCTTGTAAAAATCTAAGTGACCCATAAAGCATCCTATAGCACCCAAGTTAAAATATGTGATGTCAGGCCTTTTTACTTTATTATTGTAGTGCATTTCAACAGCTTTCTCAAAGTATTCCCCCTCAATTTGGTTTTCAAACTTTCTTGCATTTTTGATATCTCGTGTATCTGGACCATATATAATTTCAATCGGTACTTCGGAGCTATGATGTTTCATGAAACGTTCTCGTCTTTTTTCCTCAGTTGGTAGAGTCAATAGGAAACATTTGTAATCGTATTTTCTAATTTTAGTTCTCTTATAGTAGAAAAAGATCAACGTTACCACGAGCAATATAACAAGAATGAGATGTGGTGACATACCTACTTAAACATTAGAAAATAGTTTATTGTAAGATGAATGTAATTGATGGTATTGGTCTGACAAGTGCAATCCTGATCTCCATCATGTTTGTACCCCAAGTACACCACGTATACAAGGAGAAGGATACTAATGCGATTGATTATAAGTTCCTTAGCTTGAACATGTTAGCGAGTACCATGGGCCTCGTATATTCCGTGTACTATAGCATTATTCCAATGATCATAGCCAACACTTCAGCCGGTCTTTTTTCAATTTCATTGATTGGATTTAAATATGTAAATGAGCTTAAAGAAAAGGTAACTAATATTGATATATCTGCTCCTATAGTGTAGTTGGTCAAACACTGTGGACTTTGAATCCACCACCCGTGGTTCGAATCCACGTGGGAGCTTATATCCTTCCTTAGCTCAGTTGGTAGAGCAGTGGACTGTAGTTCCATTTGTCATCTGTTCGATTCAGATAGGGAGGACCATTCTTCCATAGCTCAGTTGGTAGAGCGGCAGACTGTTAATCTGTAGGTCATCGGTTCGAGTCCGGTTGGAAGAGAAGTAAGCACTCATAGCTCAGTGGCAGAGCGTGCGTTTAGTAAGCGCAAGGCCAGGAGTTCAAACCTCCTTGAGTGCACCATTACTTTTACTATTTGACAATTCCCAAATAGTAAAAGTAACTTAAAACCGTGTGTACAATACATTTCAATGCTAAGTGTAACACAGTTGTTGTTTCAACCAGTTGTTTCTATAAAACGTCGTTTTGGACGACGAAGAGCTTCAGCTTTAGATGCCCCACCACCACCTACAGACGATACCAAGTACTGGGATTTTGGTAAATACTCATGGAAAGCTACAGTTGAAGCTCTTGATAAAGATGGCGTCGTTGACAGAACATTCATCGGATATAGTCAGAATATGAACATCACAGAGAGAACCCAGATTGCGTGTGACCGTTACAAGCAGCCTGGAACTAAATGTACAGAAGCCCAGATGGTGATGAAAGGTGGTGAAAGTGATGAAGTTATTTTTATGAAACCAAAGACGGGTAAAATGATTAATTTGACGAATCCGTTTCACTAATATTTATTGGAGGTGCTTCAAGTATCTCAAGTTCATAGATACCTTCCTGGACTTGAGATGGCTTTACATACGCTATACGACAATCTTTAGCGCGAAGGGCGACATTTCCGTTAGGTATCGGAACAGCTATGGGTTTGCATAGGAGGGCGAACATTAAACCTTTCTCTTGAGTTGGAAAATATGTTCAACGATAATTGTGCAACCCAAAAGGGTCAACATAGCGTTGTCGTATCTCACACCATAGCCCATAAGTACAAACCCCCATAAAAACGCTAGGAGGTCTGTCATAGGTGCAGCCATGTAACTACAATTAGTTTCCGTGGGTAAAGAAGCTTCCATCATCTCATAATATGCATACCCCAAAATAACAGAAAACAGAATAGCGTAAAAATGTTTCATATATAGTTAGTCAATATTATTCATTTTCAATTTCAAGAAACCACGTGTTGATAGTATATCTGTATGTACCGTTTAAAGGTGAAGTAACGCCATGTGGATGTGTCCAATAAGGTGGGAATGCTATCGCCTGACCTCTCTTAAGTCTAATTTTGAATTCCTGATTTGGAAAATACATCTCACCACCTTCATAATCATCATTGAGAGCTATTATAAGACTCAGAGACCTTGGAACCATCGTATTTTTGGGGTTTGGCACAGTTCCATCAGAATGTAATCGTGTTTCGCCATGAATTTTTCTAAGTTGATATCCTGAATCATTTGAGATTTTGATTGATGGGTTGTATTTTTGAATCTTAGATGCAAGACGAGTTACTATCTGGTATATTTCATCATCCATCTCCTTAGTTGGAGGAGAAGGTAAATATTTACATTGGACATTTGTATTATTCCCCCATTTTTCTTCGTCAAGATCTGGTGTATTATCAAGTAGATTTATATACTTGTTACAAGTTTCTTCTGGTATGACATCATCAAACAGAAATATTTGTTTTTTGTGAACCATTTATAAAACATGTATTCATGTTTTTAAATACTATAACATTATAGTAATGAATCACTGTTTAGTTTTTGGTGCCAGGGGACACCTAGCGAGAACGCGTATTATCCCAGCTCTCAAGAAATTGGATTGTCCTCACACTCCCATTTCTAGACAGCAGGTGGCAAATTTGGAACATCTGAGAGATGTTCAGAATGTTGTGGCGTATATGTCTATACCCACACACAACTTTTGTGAAAACGTGGAACCCTACCTGGACTTCGTTGATGCAACGTATATTCTCGAAAAGCCACACGGTCACTCTAAATATGATTTTGAGAGAATCAAAGACTTTATCGATGAAAACAATCTGAAAGTGGTGTATAACGATCACTATCTCGGTAAAGATGTTCTGAAATTTATTCAGACACCGAATAAACTCAAGTCCATCAAAATCAAGTTACATGAGAATGGTGACATGAACGAGCGGATTAATTACTTTGATACTGTGGGTATAGTTGGAGACATGTATCAAAGTCATTGTGTCCTATTGTTTGCGACAATCGTCGCGAAACATACGTTCAGAAATCGTGAAGAAATCTTTAAAGAATTGGCGGCATCACCACCAGAAATAATTCAAATTGCGAGAAACTTGGAATACAAAGGTACAGCGCCTACGGAATGCAAAATCAGAATGACATACAGGGATATTGAATTGGAAGCAGACCTAGCCAAGATGGTTCCAGGGGACAAATACATTCTCATAAATGATAATGATAAATGGGAACTGGACATGGGTGGGTGTGCTTACGAAAATGTACTCAGAGAAATCAAATGTGGTAACAGTGATATATTTCTAAAAGAAAAAGAGGTTGACTATCTATGGGATCACGCCTCCATAATTTCATGTTGACCAAAGTAGTTGCGTTGCGCCATGATAAACTTCATTGAAGTTGAAGTTTGATGTGTAAAGTCGTATTGAGTGAGAGCAGCTTGAATAGCTGGACAGGAAATACCCGCGGCGGTACAATACATCATCATAACTCGCGCACTTTCAGCCGTCTCTTCAATGATTGTACGATAGTCTCCGCCAATCATCGGACATTCTATGATTGTACCAGAGGACCACGCCTGTTTGATACTCTCATCACACACATGTCGTGTCTGCATTAGGTCATAGCCCTCCAAGAGGGATGTCGCGAAAACAAAACGAAGGGAATCCACTGCAATCCCAAAGTCAATTGCACAATTCTTATGATCAATGGAATTGATAGCTTTGATGTTACGACTAGTAAATCTTGAGTTTACCGCTGAGTTAATTGTGGGTGTAGGAATACCATACTCTAGACCAATCTCCGAACACCATAAACCCGTGTTATTCATGTGTCCGATATCAGCAATCTTGTTAAGATCGTATTCATGAAGTACATCCATAGCCGACTTTGTAAGATAGCCATAGATATCTGTGTTTTCAACCCTTTTGAGAACCTGACCCATATAGTAACCATCTTGGTTACAGTAGGCATACACATCAGCGATACCCTGAAGCATCCCGTACTCTACACCATTGTGTACCATCTTAGTAAAGTGACCAACACCGTAGTCCTCACCCATATAAGCGTAACTCTTAGCGAAAGACTTGAAGAGGTCTTCAAGTTCCTCAAACGTCTTTTGGGGTCCACCAATCATGAGTGCGGGACCTAGGCGAGCACCCTCTGCACCACCGGAGAGACCAGTTCCAAGGTACCCAATACCCTTGGATTGGCAGAAAGCGCCACGATTTCTAGATGTTCGGTAAAATTCATTCGAACAATCCACGATAGTGTCACCCCTGGACATCACCGAACTCAGTTTCTTCACCATAGTATCCGTCGTCTCCCCATGTGGGAGAGCTGTGATAATCGTGCGAGGCTCCTTCATATCAGAAACCATTTCTTCAACATTTTCATATCCTTTCACACGTTGAGACTTCTTAACGATCACCTTTACCTTTTCGGGTGAACGATTACACACATTGAGTTCCTGAGACTTCTGGATGTTTAGAGCGAGGTTACCACCAATAGAACCGAGACCGATGAGACCGAGAGACATTATACCTGTCGTACGTTCCATCCTTTTATACTAATTTTACTCTCGTCACACCATGGATATACATCCTCACCTACAAAGTTTAAAGCATCCACACCACCTTCAATACATTCTTTACACGTCCCTATACTGTCATCAATTATACAACCAATACCTAGAGCGCGACAAACGTCAACCTTCTTGATTTCATTCTCTGTAAAACTATTTGTTAGGATGACATCATCAAAAACACCTGGAAAGAAATGATCAATCCAAAGTTCGGTGGGTTCCCTAACAATTTCTTGACGACCCGTAACGATATACATTTTATCAAAGATCATGTTCAAGTTATTCATAGCGAGTTGGGAACCCTCAATGGGCTTCAGATTGTGAAAGTCTTCCGACATGTAAAAATCGTGAAGTATTACTTGGGATTCTTCTTCTGTGCAATTAAAAACTTCTCTATAAAGGTAATTGTATTTTTTGTTTTCAGGTAACTTCACCCCCCTCCTCTTGGCCATAGGTTTCAATAAGTGTACGAGGACTTCATCTACATCTATGGCAATTTTACTGTTCATTTATTTACCTTAATATTATTCATAATCTCTAATACACACACCGACAGGGAATCTGGGTACACCGAGGGCCGTGAGGTTTTGGAAACGCACAGTGAGCATCTTTCCAATGTACTTCTTATGGTTCTTGTACTCCTCCTCGCGTTGGATGATGGTACCCTCGGGTCTGACGTTGAATTGCTGACCATCCCGGGTTTTACAGACCCAAACAACTGCGTCTGCGTCACGACCGTGACCAGTCTTGGCACCAACGATTTCATATTCTTCTGTCTGAAAGTCCTTGTATTTGAGAAGGTAGTTGCTTCTCTGACCCACTTCATATACACTGTCTTTGTCTCTAATCATCGTACCCTCATGACCCTCCTTGACATGTTGCTTATGAATGGAGGGGACATGGTCCCGCAACATAACGAGTGTAGTCTTGACGTATTCGTAGTAGGGGTTCTTGAGAGACTTAACCTTTGCCCAGCGTTCCTCAAAGGTCATGTCAAGTTTGTTGAGGTCAAAGTAGTCAAAAACATGAAACTTGAGCTTCAAGGGGTCAGTCTTGAAAACACTCGCGAGTTCCTCAAAGTTGAGATTGGGGTCAAAAGCTTCACCATCAACATATTGACCCGGTTCAAGACCCTCCCCAAGAATCTCAGTTCCGGGTACAATCTTACCAGTCCTCGAGATACCCCCATTTTTGCCGACCAGTAAACGGACACCGTCAAGCTTGGGTTGAACGTAGAACGGCTGAGAGATGTACTTTTTGCGATTTTCCCACTTGTTGGCGAGCATAGGCAACACTTGGTTGCACTTAGTGTGCTCATTGTTCCACATGGTCTGGGCGCGAGTGAGAGCCTTCTCGTAACCCGTCTTCACATTAGTGCGAGAGATAGTTACTTTGTCACTACCTACCATACCACTCGTCTTCACGATATCAGCGGTTCCGTCACCGAGATCTTCCACATGAATATCGATAAAACGCTCACGCTCATTTTTGTCTTTGCGGATAAGGCGTTCCATTGTACGTTTGAATAATTTCTCAACTTTAAATATGATACCAGTCGTAAATTATGGTAGAATGGAGCGACTTAGGCCACCAGAACGCACAAATGTGCCTATGAATGCAAATACGTTTGCAATACTTTTTATAGTTTTGTGTTTATTGGGTCTCTATCGCAGATATGTCACGATTAATCAACAGCGTGAGCAATCTTATACTTTAGACACTTTGATGCCGACAAATAGAGGTCTTTCTTCATCAATTTCTTGAATTTCTTCTCTGGAATTTCAGTTTTCTCCATGTACATAGTCTTAAGATTCTTCATGAGTTTTTCACAATTTTTCATTTCATTCTTGAGATCTTTGTACTCCCCCCATATCTCAGTTGAAATCTGATGAATCAGAAGATACGCATTTTGTCCCATGCGACGCTCTGATCCACCCAAAAACATGAAAGTAGCAGCGGAGCAGCAAGAACCTTGAGCGATTGTGACGACCTTAACCCTAGACTTTTCTAGGATATTCTTGAGAGCAAATCCGGAATAAACATCACCACCACCGCTCATGATATGAACACGAATCTGTGGTTCGTACCCAATAAGATCAGCTTGTTGCTTGAGTAGATGAATTTCCAGTTTCTTGAAAGCCTCAACAAACTCTAGGGTGTTTTCGGGTGTAATATCCCCATAAAAATGGAGCTCGTTACCGATAGTCTTTGTACATTCACTAGCATCTTCGTCTTCTTCAGATTTTTCTTTGTTCATAGGCATTTCTCAATGCTTTCTTTACTCTTGTCACGTCCCTCTGTTTTAACTTACTTCCTACTGCTAAATGATTCATCACATCAAAATCTTGGGGAGTTAAACCATAATCTAACATAGGCTGTAAGTATCCATTTTCCGCGTATTTCTTTATAAGACAAAGATCTTCTATATGTAGATTGTGACCATATCTCTTTTGAATCTCTTTGTACTTTTGATTTCGCATCTTAAAATTTCCGTACTTTGTCCAACAACTTCCAGGTCTAATTTTATCTCTTTCTAGTACCTGACCCTGTTTTGATTTAGGAATCACTAAAGCATGTAGGACAAAATATGGCATGAGATTCCACTCACCGGTATTATACATTTTTGTATCGTAGATATCTGCATCGGAAAATGCGTTCGCTGTGGTTGTGACATCTACACCTTTAGAGTCCAAGTAATTTTCCTGAAAAATGTCCCAAATATGTCCATGTTCATGGATCGAGTCGGGAATACCTATAGGATTTGGGTCACTTAAAATATCCTTAATATACTCCTTTGGTGTTTTGAAAACATCTTTTTCATCAGATCCTTCCATGTACGAGAAGAAGTCTCTGACATTTCCATTACATCTGAACGCAGCACTCTCAGCGAGTGATGATCTATCATCTGTTAGAGTTAACAGTTTTTCGGGTTTGTGTCTAGGTATAAATATTGTTTCAAAGTTTGGAAACATACACATGTTCGTAGATGTAACCACGAGGGATCCACGTGATACACGATCACCATCGGATACATTCTCTACTAGACTCCTGTATTCAGAATCATAATCTTCAATATACGCATGTTTGGGTGCTGTTTTGATGAACGCAAGGAATGGTGATTTGGTCTTTAGATGATCCTTCTCTATCTCCACACTATTGCCATCATTTAGTACAGATTTCAGCACAAACGTCTTTCCACAACCAGATGAACCACATATGAACACATTCTTTCTCTGACTAATGTACTTCTTCAGTAAGTCAATTTCTTTTGTATGAAGTGTGGCAACAGGCTCTTCTTTTTTTTGTTCAACTATTTTAATGAAGGAGTCCATTGATGACCTTACTAATCAAGCCATAGATTTGGTGCTAGAAAATGACGCACTACAAGAACGTATCGTAAAACCTTTAAAAAGGAAAATTTTACCATATGCATTATGTGCAGCTTTAACTAATATCGCTGTACTCATTCTTTTGGTGTACCTTGCTCAACGTCTATCTCTTCTTCAGACACTGCAGATTTAGCGTCTTCTTCTTCTTCTTCTTCCTCTTCACTTCCTTCAGATTCCATCTCTTCTAAAAGTTTAGTTTTTTCATTATACTCACTTTTAGATTTGATCAATTCACCCCATTTACTAAATGGTCCACCTTTGGTGATAGATTCTGTCACGTTCGCAATTTTCAATTTTGGTATGGCTCGGACATTAAGGATCTCTGGTTTAGTGAATGCATTGTCCAATGGATACTCTTTGTCAAACTGATTAAGAATACTTGATGGAACGGATGGTGACTGTTCAATGAGACGATCATATTCAGCTTTACATGTATTTACAAAATCTAAACCGTCCGCGCTACGCTCACGTCTAGATAAAGCCAATGTTAAACGAATATTCCGAGACAGGAGACCATAAGACAATGCCGCTGTCTTGTGATTTTCCATTAATTCATTAATCTTTAGGAACTGCATAATCGTTGCGATGAGACCAGCTACTAAGTTAAGACCACCAATTATAGCCGGCACAGAAGACTGTATTGATTCCGGAAATTGATCTTGAGCAAAGTTCGCTGTACCAGTTATGGTTGAGAGAACAATTACAGGCAAAGTGAAACGCATAGAAAGTGTTTTATACATCAGATATGCCCTATGATTCATATATCTATAACACCCAGAAGCCTCACCCCATTGACGTAGTATAGTTTCATGTTGATCATTCCAACTTTTTTCTCTCATTTCGAGTTCTTTTTCCCTAAGAGCTGATGTAGACATACTGGCAAAATTTTCTTCGCTCATCTTATAATAGATGAACATAATATTTTGGATCCATCTCGTTTTTCTTATTGCTATCCTCGTGATTCCCTTCACTAATGATAAACGTAATCTAGAATTTTACTCTATACTCATACCCTTTCTATTTTATCACTGGTCTGTAAATGATGATACTTGTGCACTTACACAAGCTGAAATGTACATGACTGGTCAACAGAAGGAGGAAACATTTATGCACAGAGTCGTGTCTCCTGTTTATAAAATGGAAGACAACGATGTAAATAATCTTACAAAGACTGTATTCTTCATGTTATGGGGTTTGGTACAATATCGCCTTGGAAGATTTGATATGTTTATTGATGATTTCAAAGATCTTATGGCTGGGAAAGTTCCGAAGTGATATAAAGATTTTATTCTAATAACAATTAGAAACTCATGAGTAACTCTCATTACGAACTCAAGCAACATACAGTCAATCTTGAACATTTAGAGACTCATAGGAAAATGGTAGAGTCAAACTATATCAAATCCCTTGATCTCATTGAGAAAGAGATGGATGAAATTTATAGACGTATCACGGGGGCGAAGTCTTCGGTAAAGAAGGAACTACTTACAAAACAGCATTCTAACCTGGAAGATATGATCGGTAAGCTGGACGTAGAATTTGCATCTGAGAAAAATGAACTTGATGAGATCATTAAGGAAACAAGGGAACGTATTAATATTCTCACTGAGCAGATCAATAACGAGAAGAACTCTTTGGAGTACAATATTGATCAGCTTAGAAAGTATAGGGACGGTGGCTCTTGTACTATGACCCAGATTCTAGAAAAGGTGGTTAATTCCCTAGAGATTTTGGGAGAACAGAAGAAGAAGAAGAAGAGGTCTACTTCTTCTTCGTAAGTTCATGAACACGCTTCATGAACTCCTTATTACGACTTACTTTAGGATCCGCTTTTATGATGCGAAGTAAAGCGGCTGTTGGTATCTTGGGGCTATTTCCCTTTGGTTTTGGTCTAGACTTCAATTTTTTACGCGCACTTTGAATCTGTTTCACTGTTGGCATTTACTTTAGATGAATATTTAAATTGATCAAAGAAGTGAATAGAAATTTTGAAGTTGTGATACATCAGCATACATATGGCGTCAGCTATGTCATGCTTTCTCTCGTATGGAATGTCAATATTCGTATATCTTTCAGCTAAACTAGTGGTTCTCTCTTTTCGTTCATCATAGTTTAGATGTCTCATACCAAAATGCGTGTGCATGCTCACAGGTGAAACTAATATAACTTTATCTCTGAACATGTAATTCAAAAGTACTTCAATATTTGTAAAACCACCAGGTGGTTGTCTCTCTATGAGTATTGTTTCAGCCTCGTCAAATATCTCCCTGTGATCATCCACCATAAGAGGAACAAGGTCAACTATATCATTCGAACGTAAGTGCTTATAATCTTCCAGACTCACCTTCTTTATATACTTCACATCAATCTCGGGACTCTTACCGCAATCAGCTAAAACGAGACCCATGTTATGATACCCAATATCTATGGCGAGTATCTTCATGTCTTTATGTAAAAGATTTTCCTTAAGTATAATATGAAGATGAAGATTAAGGCAAAACCAAAAACAAATACAACTACACAGATCCTATGGGGTGTTTTAGTTATACTTGTACTTGTCGTACTCTACATGTACCAAAATCCAAAAGTGGTTGAAGTTCCAGTGGGAGTACCCATGATGCCCCCTCCACCTAGACGTATGGAACGTCAAGAGAGATCTCGTAGCCCAGAGTTTAGGGAGCCTCCTATCAAACAGTACAAACCTGGTCATATGCAACAGATGGGTGTCCTCATCGGTGAAGGTGATGAGACCCTACCCCTCTACGGTAAGGAGGTTAGAGGTCGTCGTGATCGCTACCACTACTACACCACGACCGGTGGTGAAAACTTATACCCACTCCCTGTGAGTCATGATGGTCGTGATTGTATAGATGACATTGGATGCCAGGAGTTATATGGAAATGAATCAGTCTCAGTGACTGGTAAAACTGGTTCATTTAATGTAAACTTATACAGAACGGATGACTTTTTCTAATTTTAAGGTGATGGACCCGATTGATTTTTTCCACTAAACCGGTTCATCATGTCATCTACAAGTTTAGATGTAGATGAACTACAAGATAAGCAGCAGCAACACATCATCATGAGTGCAGGTGGTGTTTTTACAGGGCTTTTCATTGTCATGTAAATTACAAGTAACGCACAACATATAGAACTGATATTACCAGTGAGAGACATGGGTTCCATAACTGGCCCCACACCATCAAAGTCAATTATTGCGGGATTTTTTTCTTGATCAGCTGAGAACAGACCTAATAGAAGAGCCATTTATTATACGTCAACAAAAATTATTTCGTAGGTTCATGACAATATCAATCTCTCTAGCTGGAAGCCCTGCTGGATTTCTTGAGAATTTCCTCTTCATTCTCATGAGTTTCAAAATAGTTTCGTCATCCAAATCCTTAAAAAAATCAATAATTTCTTCTAGGTCACGTAATCCCATATCCTCCTTTTGAGCCTGAACATAAGGCCATGTTTGCTTTCTTAATTCGGCAACCTCCTGTTCGAGTTGTCTAATAC